TGCATAGTCTGCTACATACTGATACTTGTCATGTAAGTTTTCAGTTGTAATTGTGTCAACAGTTGGTTTAGCACTCGGGTCATCGTTAAAGGATACCATAAATCTACCTGCATTCCTTGTACCTGTAAACTTACTCTCAATCATTGCTTCAATAGTGTCTCTCTCTTCAGGTGCGGGAACTCCGTTATTCATGTTTACCATTACAAGAGGCAAGAAACCATTTTCAATGTTGTTGATGTGTAAGTTAGATAATTCTGCTTCCGAGAATGAAAATTGCAATGCAGATATCCAATCAGGCAAAGAATAGTAAAACCTTGAAGGTGTATAGTCTTTTATATAAAGGATTTCTACATCTTCTTGAGAACTACCAAATGCAGGTATTTTTCTTTTTTCTCTTTGTGCTTTTACATCTAACCAATCGTGGCAATAGTAATAGTTTTCTACTGCTACTGAATCATAAATCTTTTCTGCTCTAAGATTTTGTACAGGTGTGTGAAATAATTTCTTAATTTGTGTATGGTCTCGATTCCACATAACTTGGAATGCGGCATTACCATATAGTTTTAAGTCAAAGGTTACTTTCTTAATGTCTCTCTGAGATACAAGTGATTGGAAGATATTATCAAACTCTTCGTTCTTGGAGTATAAACCCTTTCCATAAATTAAATCTGCCACACCTTCAACACACGCAGCGTTTGTAGTAGATGTTGTATAAGCATCAGTAATAATTGGAAAGTAATCATCTTGGCCTAATATCCCAATAGGAACCCATTGATATCTTGTTTTTACATCCTCTACAATATCAGGAATATCTTGTCTTGTTAGACTTACAATTTTTAGATTATTTTTCATTATGCTAATATTATATATTCGTTTGCAGTTGCGTTACTAATAAAACTGCCTGTTGTGTTTTGGTTACGATAACTTGGTTTGTCAATTGACTGAGATTCGTATACTTGTATTGTACCATCCCATAAATCATTATCGCAACTATCCTTTATGTATGCTCTATACTCATCTCCAACATAAGTGTCCAAAGATGCACTAAATTGTAATATAGATTGTTCTGAATTGTATGTATACCCACTAAGTGTTACAGATGATGTACTTAGTGTTAGCATATCCTCTAAATACAAAGTAAGGTCAGAAGAACCTGTTGGTTTAGTCCTAAATGTAAATAAATTCGAACCTGAGATGTAATATGACTGCATATATCTTGTCTTTAAGTTGTATATAGTATTATAACAACTCTGCATCTATAAGTATTAGATGTTCACAAACTTAAATATGGGCATAAAAAAACCCCTCTCACAAAGAGAAGGGTTTTATATTCTACCGAGTTTTTATGTATGGTATATATTAGTTTCCAGAACCAACAACAACAGTAACTTCATCCATACCCACTAAATTGATAAATGGGTCTGATTCTTTTGAACCAGATAAGAATCTAGCAGGGAATTTTTCCTCCCCTGTTAATGTTATTGAGTATCCAAATAAATCACCTAAACCAGCACCAGTTTGAATAGTACCAGCGGTCAAATCCGCACCGTTGTGTTCACCAACTAAAAGTGCTTCACCATTTTTAGTGTGCACAATGATTTGATTTCTACCATAAGCCATAAGCTTAAGTTGAGTTGTCATTTCATTAGTTAGTCTTTTCAAGTTCAATACAGTTTCTTGCGAGAAGAAAGTTGTACCGTTTTCTCTTGAAGAGTTTACAGTTTCAGTATAAGCAGAAGTGCCTTTAAGTTCATATTTGTATACTGTTGACCCTGAAGGTAATGCTGTTACTTCTTCTTCTGCAGCATCTAAATCAAATGAACCAGTATAAAACTGAGGTCCTTCTCCTACTAAAAAGTAAACGGCCTGAAGACCACCAATGGAGTCTTTACAAACTTCGTTTCTTCCAGCAGATAAATTACAAGTAGCCATAGTATATTATTTTATTTATTAATTAAACTTAAAACCGAAGTGAGGGAGGAGGTTAATCCTCCCATCTTCTTTATATAGTCACTTCCCTTACTTACGATGGGATGTGGATTGCGATATCACCATTGATACCAGTTTGAGTTCCTGCAGTGTATCGCATGATAACTCTATAATTTTGCGAACCATCTAAGTCAGCCATGTCAAGCACCTTTACCTCATTATAGTCTGATAAAAGTCCGGTGCCAAAGAATAGGTTAGATTTCTGTGCTGCAACTAAGTAAGATGCTGTCATCCCAGGGCAATGTACTAATGGAATACCATTGTAATCTAGTGGTTTAGCACCAACAGTTACTTGGTTGTTCCAACCATTTGCATAGTTAGCACCGATTGCTTGTTGGTATGCTTTAACAACGTTAGTAGGTACATAGATTACTAAATCTTCTTTTCCATATACTGTGTTAGGGATAGAAGTTTCTAATGCTTCTAATTTAGCAATTACGTTTGCAGAAGTGATTGAACCACTTGCTGAAGATTGGATAGCATCACCTGCACCAGCAGTAGCAGCAGAAGCAGAGATGATAGGTAGGAAACCACCAAACTCACCATTTGTTGAGGCGTTACCTGCCCAAATAGATTGCTCAGTTGCTTCTGCAACCTTTCCACCAACGTAAGATACTAAGAAGTCATTAAAGTCAGCAGGAATCTCATCGAATGCAGAGTATCCTAACTGTAAAGCTTCCCACGATGATACGAATTCAGATTTACATAATTCAAGGTTTACTTGAAGTTCTTTTGGCTCAAGTACTCTTTCTCCAAGAGATACAGAACCAGAATTTGTGAAGTCACAAGAAGCGTCATGGACAATTCCACTTACATCTAATTTCTGTACAATTGATTTGTACTTTACATTAGGCATAATTGATACTGCTTCTTGGTCCAAAGTTTTAGCACTCAATAGTGCTGCCGCGATGTATTTTCCTGATGCCTCCCCAGCGTATGTCTGAGAGATAGAAGGTAATACGAAGTTTTGTCTTTGTCTCATTTTTAATTAAATTTTATTAGTTATAAAGTTTCTTTAAGAACGCAGCTTGCGGAGATGCAGTCCTTCTTGTGTTTGTAATCGGCTTAGTTGCTTTCGGAGCACCGTTAAGAACAGATGACATTTCGATTTCCTCTTTTACTTCGATTTCTTCTTCCATGTCTTCATCTTCTTTTCCATGCTCTTCCATTTCTGCGATTTTCTTTTCAAGTTCATCAATTCTGTAGCTCATTTCTTCTACTACTTTATTAACTTCCTCTAAAGAAACCACATCAACATCAGCTTCTTCCTTAATCTCCTCAGCGTCAGAAAGTTCAGTTTCAGGTAGTGTTTCAACCTCTTCCGTTTCTTCTTCTAATTCAATGTTTTCTCTTTCAGTAATTTTGCCATCCTCTACGAAGATTTTGAAACGAGTTTCTTCACCTTCAGTATCTCTTAATCTAAGTTCGTGTTCTCCGTTAGGTGCTGGACTTTTACTTCCATCTTCACCAACAACGAATACATCTTCGCCTACATCAAAAGTTTCTGACTCCAATACTGTGCCATCTGCTAATTCAGCAAATGCCATTTTCACTTCTTTTTTCTCATCAGAAAGAAGAGTGATAATCTTGTTAAGTACTGATTTTGAGTTCATAGTTTTTCGATTATTTAGTTATTTAACAATTAAGTTTTGATTTGTTTATTTTTAAGGTAGGTTGTTACTTCTACCACTTACAACCAATTGTGCAGAACTTGTAAACACATGGGTTGTATATCCATCTGCTTGAGTGATAGTTCCACCTGTTGCTTTTGGAAGTCCTTCATAAGTGACTGCGAATAGTCCACTACCACCATCGGTGTTAGATGAACCACCATCACCACCTTGACCAGAATTTGCAAGTTTAGCAATTGCTGGACCCGCAGGAGTTGGAAAACCATCACCACCTGATGACAATTGAGTTTCATCAGATAAACCTGGTACTAAACCTTGTACAAAAGTATCTTTGAATGCAATACCCGCACCACCCTTCGATACGGGAGTTCCACCGACTTGGTCAAATCCTTCTTGTCTAAGACCACCACCACCGGCACCACCACCAGTAGAATTACCACCTCCAACTGAACCTGTTGTGTAATCATTACCATTTAATGATGCAGTGATAAATCCTAATTCTGCTCTAAATGGAATAATACAAGGGTCTGTTAAACCACCATCAGTTCCTCCACTAGCACCACCAGAACCACCAGCTTCACCTTGTCCTTGAAGTGCATCACCACCTGCTTTAGCATTAAATACAACAGAAGAATCTGATTCGTAAGACATTAAAGTATCTTGAGAACCACTACCTATTTGAATGTCAAAAGTAGTTACGGGCGGTAAAAACCAAGATGCAGAAATAAATCCTCCTGCACCTCCACCACCAGGAAAGGTACTTCCAGTTCCCTTTCCACCACCTCCAATAGCAAGTACTTGGACAGGAAACTCTATTAGACCTGTACCTCTTTCGATAGTAGGTCTAATTGCCTCGATTCTATTAACATTTAGGTTTATCATACCTCTATCTTAATGCAAGTATATCAGTTGCTGTTGATGAAGATGATACTGCTGCCACAAGACCAGGAATAAATCCTGATGCAGATGTGAAAGACAATACTGAATTATCGACTGTTTTAAGAGTCAATGTTCCAACTTCTCCAACATATAATCCACCAGCAACAAATCCGAACTGAGGATTATCTCCATTAAATCCATCAAAATCAGAACCAGATACAGGAGATACTGAAGTACCACCTGAGAATTGT